AAGTTCTGAGCAGAGAACCGTCTGGTTCCTGCCAGTCTCAGACGTAAAACAGAAAAAGATAAACAAGCCTTGCACCTTCTTTGAAACACCTGACTTGGAATCAGACAGTTGGGCAAGGGCAGTGGAGATTATACATGAAGAACGACATACCCAACAGACGGCCATGCGTAACAACAAACATCGGGGCAGGTCTGGCAGTGACAGTGAGTTTTCACCCAAAAACTGGTGAGGCGCTGGAAGTGTTTATGACCGAGCGTGGCAAGGCATCAGACAATGAACTGACACAGGCATTGTACGAACTGGGCGTGACAGCGTCTAAGCTGATGCAGGGTGAGTTCGATGAGGCGGCAAATGGATAACACTGACGAGCTTATCAAGCAACTGAAGCGTCATGAGGGCGTGGAACTGAAGCCGTATAAATGCACCAGCGACAAGCTAACCATAGGCGTGGGGCGCAATCTTGAGGATGTGGGCATCTCTGAGGCAGAGGCTGAGTACCTGCTGATGAATGACCTGTCTAGGTTTATGAAGATGGCTAATGAGTTCGACTGGTACGCTGGTTTGAACGATGCCAGAAAAGCTGTTATCATATCTATGCTGTTCAATCTCGGCAGAGGCGGCTTCAACAAGTTCCTGAAGTTTAAGCAGGCACTTGCTGAGGGTGACTACCTCACCGCCAGCCGTGAGATGCTGGATAGCCGTTGGGCTAAACAGGTGAAGGGTAGGGCTACTGAATTATCAAAGCAAATGGAGACAGGCAAATGGCAACAGTCTTAGATGAATGGAAAGTGCTACCACGATTAGCGTTTTTGGCAATGATTATTATGGCGTTCAGAGTGACTGAGTGGTACATGGCGCTACCTCTGCCTACAATGGAGCAGTCAGGCTTCTGTAGCGTTGTTTATGGGGCTTTAACAGGCTCCTTTGCAATCTGGCTAGGTAAGGAACGGTCTTAAAAGTAAGGAAAAGCACATAAGACGTTACAGCGTATATAACTTGTTTATCGGTTGTGGCGTATAGGAGAAGCAAATGATACAGGCATTGATACCAGCCGTTAGCGGCATACTGGATAAGTTCATTGAAGATAAGGACACAAAGAACCAGTTAGCACATGACCTAGCTACAATGGCTGATAAACACGCTCAGGAGCTTGCTCTGGCGCAAATAGAGGTTCTGAAGGCAGATGCTAAGGGCGGATGGTTTCAGGCAAGCTGGCGGCCTTTAATCGGCTGGATATGCGGATTGTCTCTGGGCATCAACTATATGGTAGCGCCTATTGCGGCAGGGTTCGGGGTTACAATACCACAGGCTGACATGTCTGTGATGATGCCCCTGCTGTTTGGTATGCTCGGCATAGCTGGTATGCGGTCATACGATAAAACCAAAAACACCGACACCAAATAAAAAGACCCTGCTGGAAAAGGGAGAAACCAGCAGGGTCAGGGAGGAGGAAACTAGGCTTATGCGTTACGCATAAATGCCTCTCTTCTTTCTACCCAACTTAGGGCGCTGTTGCAAGTCTCGAAGTGCAGAACTTGCTTTATCGAGCTTCCCTCCAATACCTGCACCACCCAGCTCTTCGACTTCGGGCGCTGTTTTATTTTGTGCCTGTAATTGACGTACCACATATCAACCTCCTGTCCATTCATTGTAGCGCATATGTTCTGCGCCTAAAATTGTTTTCTCAGAGTGGCAGTTCTTACAAATTACTACGCATTTCGCCAGTTCTTGCTTTATTTTTGTCAAAGACCAAGCAGGCTCATATGAGTGTCCCTTTAGACTAGGGTGTTTTGTTAATGGGTCAATATGGTCTAAGTCCAACTGGCAGTGATGCTCTGCCTTGAAGCCGCACATGCAACATCCTTTTATCTTTTTCCATCTACCAACTAAATTTCTGTGACGTTGGGTGATAGCTTTTTTCCTAGAAACAGAGCAAGGCTTGCATGTACCTTGTCTTTTATCCAAACCCTTTTTGTATAGAGAAAAGCTATCTAGGGGCAGGCTCTGCTTGCATGATGAACAAGTTTTCATGAGTATCTCTCCCTGTATGTCTTTAATGCGTGACAGTTCTTGCACAATACTTGGCACTTAGATAGCTCTCGCTTTATTCTTTCCTTTGACCAGTGTGCCTCAAAAGCTCTGTCTGTCCCTTTATATTTTTTTGTGACGCCCCAAACAATGTGGTCAAGTTCCAACTGAAAGCTGTGTCTTGCTTTAAAATCACAACTTGAACAGCCCTTGCGTAGCTTCCACCTTCCGACAAGTTTACGGTTGAAGTGTCGCCTGTCTCTTTCGCATCTTAGCATACCAGCCATAGTAACCTCCCTTCTGGGGCGACTTGTGCCGCCCCATTATGTTTATAGATTCCGCTTACACTAAGTTCGGCATAGGTGTGTCTATTCTGATGTTGAAATCAGACTTAACAGATGCCCTGCCTATCTTGTAGTTGTTCCAAGTCCTAGCAAGCATGATGCTGAACATCGCAGAGGTTATCTTCTGCGTCTTGTCCATCTTCATCCTGCCGACATTCTCAAGCAAAGCCCTGACAGGTGAGCGAACACCCTTGCCAAACCGTGCGGCCATGTCGTCCATGAAGTTCTTGACAAGCTCTATATCACCGTTCATAGCCGTGCAATAGAACAGTGTAGCAAGGTGAGACACAGGGTAATCAGTCATTTCGTTTACCCTTTTGGCCTTCTTGATTGCCAGTTCCAGCATCTCTGTATCCATCGTGTTATAAGCCTTACGCAGTTCATCATTGCTCATAAGTGTGTTGCCAGAACCTGCATGACCGTTCTGCCAAGCAGTGAACAAGCGCACCACCAAGCCAGTCTCTCTGGCATACTTCACGCCCATGATGGTGAACACATCAGTGGCGTTGCGGTTCTTGCCTATATCGAAGTGAACAAAGCTCTTAGGCTCTACACCGAACACAGCGTGAGTTGTGAACGGCACGTTAGCCTTAACACATGCGGCTAGGCGGTTCTGTCCGTCCAGCAGGTTGCCATGATTGCCAAATACAATAGGCTGACCAGTCAGTGACCAGTTATCGTGGCTCATGTCCTCAGAATATCTGCGTATCTGGCGAACCTTCTGCGCCCTGTTGCCCAAGTTCTTTTCCTTCAGGATGAACTCAGCCAGTTCTGGCGAGAACTGCACAACACGGCTGTTCTGTGGTGGGTTATTGACCAGCGAATCAAGTGTAGCTATCTGGTCTGCTAGTTCCATGCCAGCCACAAGCTGACGTTGCTTGGATACAATTTTTGCAATATTGTTGTTCTGCATTGCTCTGTACTTTCTGCCCCTTGTCCGTTTGTCGGGGCTTTGTGCGCTATGCCACAGCGCTGTTCGTTTCCAGTTGGGTTGGCTTCCCAGACCCCCGAAGGGGTTTCGGCCTCTGCCAGTGGCCTCATCAGTGGGATGGTTTCCTGATTGGTTCAAGACAGTCTGGCCTCATCTCTTGGCCAAACACATCTGTCAAAACCCTATTGTATGCTATGATGGCATCATCCTTTTCTACACTGTAGGCATCACCGCACTTATTTATGAAGTCTAGTAGTGCAGTCAGGATAACCTTGCCATGACCATCACCAAGCTCTACAGAAGCGCCCTGTGACCATGCACAACTGATTACAGCTTCTCTGCTGACTATATCAACTAGACCATGCTTAATGCCTGTATTGTGATAGCCAATTTGGTTTGCAAATTCCTGCGCCTCAGTTAAGCTGTCAAAACAACGGAAGTCACCATCCTGATAATCTTCAACAGCATATGAATCATAGCATGATACTTTGCCCTCTACAGAATACTGCCAGTACGGCTCTTCTTCAGCCTCGAAGGTATCTTTAAGGAACTGTTCCTTATCATCACCATAAGCCAAATCTAGGAAGGCTTCTTTAGCGCTTTTCAAGTCTGGCGCAGTTACCCTTGCTTCATGCCTGTGCTTGCTAATGAAATCTATGTAATACTCTTTCATCTCAATCTCCCTTCTGGGGCGGCCTAAGCCGCCTCCCTTGCCTCATCTCTGTCAGCCGCCTTTTGTTCAAGTTTGTGAACCTTCAGCCCTAACTCTTTTTTGTAGTAAACAACCATCCACAT